GGGCTTGTTAAAAGATGGCAAGATTCACATTGGAGACAATGACTTGTTAAAAGTCCATTTGCTTAATTCTGCAATCAAGATGAACCATGAACGCGGAAGAGGCAGATTGGTTAAGTTAAATAAAAACGACCACATCGATGGATGTGCAGCTTTGTTGGATGCTTTATGTGTCCGGCAAAAATGGTATGCCGAAATTGGCGAACAGTTAAGGAATGAGTAAAAATGGGATTATTTGATTTATTCTTGGGAAAGAGACCTGCTCCGGTAGGACACTATGAAGGAAAATTCAAAATGATAAGCGGATACGAGCCGAGGTTTACTAACTTCGAGGGTTCTATCTATGAATCAGAGTTGATCCGGGCGAGTATCAATGCAAGGGCAACCCACATTTCAAAATTGAAGGTGGATGTTCTTGGAAGTGCAAGACCTTCGCTTCGAGTGAAATTACAGAAAGGCCCGAACAGTTTCCAAACATGGAGTCAGTTCTTGTATAGACTGTCTACCATCTTGGATGTTCATAACACGGCTTTCATTGTTCCGGTATATGACGAATACGGAGAGCCAAGCGGTATATTTTGTCCGCTCCCTTCTCAATGCGAAGTGGTTCAGTATGGCAAAACTCCATATTTGCGTTATAAGTTCCGTGATGGAAACACGGCGGCCATTGAATATGAGTTCTGCGGAGTTATGACGAAGTTCCAATATAAGGATGATGTGTTTGGAGAAAGCAATAGGGCTTTACTTCCTACCCTTGATTTGATTTCAATCGAAAATCAAGGCATCCAAGAGGCTACAAAGTCTTCCGCAGCTTATCGGTTCTGGGCGAAGGTAAACAACTTTACCAAGACCGAAGATTTGGCGAAGGAAAGAAAGAGATTCACGGAGGAGAACTTCTCCAAAGAGTCAAAGGGTGGCGGAATGCTTTTGTTCCCGAACACCTATACAGACATCCATCAGATTGAAGCGAAGCCATGGGTAATCAATCCGCAACAGATGAAGGAGATCAGAGAAAATGTCTATGATTACTTCGGTGTTAATGATGAAGTCTTAAAGAATAAGGCTTTTGGCGATGCTTGGACGGCTTTCTATGAAGGTGCTATTGAACCATTTGCCATTCAGTTCTCCGAGGTTATGACGAGAATGCTCTTTACCTTCCGGGAACAGGGAAATGGAAACAAGGTGGTTGCATCAAGTAACCGCTTACAGTATTTATCCAACAATGAAAAGTTGAACGTATCATCCCAGATGCTTGATAGAGGAATCTTGAGCATCAACGATGTTCGAGAAATTTGGAACTTACCGCCTGTTGATGGTGGAGATATAAGAATCATCCGTGGCGAGTATTACAATGCGGATGAAAAGGTTAGCGAGGTAAATGATGAGTAGTTATTGTGTCTACATACATACGTTTCCAAACGGCAAGCATTATGTTGGACTCACAATGCAGGCACCGGAACGGAGATGGAACAACGGACATGGCTATAAAGATTCTCCAAAGATGGCTAAAGCAATCAAAAAGTATGGATGGGAAAATGTTCGCCACGATATATTGCTTACCGGATTAACGAAAGCAGAGGCAGAGGCAGAAGAGATTCACTTAATAAAAAAATATGACTCAATCGAAAATGGGTATAACATCCAACACGGCGGAAACACCACCGGAACACACAACATTGAGACCAGAAAAAAGATAGCCCTTGGAAATAAGGGTAAGAAGATGCCGCCGCTTTCAGAAGATCATAAGAAAAAGATAAGCCTAGCGAATAGTGGTTCAAATAATTTTTTCTATGGAAAACATCACACGGAAGAAGTTAAGAAGCAACATTCTATCTTTATGATGGGAAACCAATATAACAAAGGCAACCATCACACGGAAGATTTTAAAAGAATGAAATCCGAGCAGATGAAGAAAAAGTATTCCAATGGTAGCAATCCGAGAAGTAGGGTTGTAATCGTTGAAAGCGATAGATGCATATCAGAATACTTCTCATTAAGAAACGCATCCCGGTGCGAAGGTGTTAGTCCTTCCGCGGCTTGTGGATATGTAAATGGGAAAAAGAAACAAGAAGGAAAGAGTTGGAGGTACGCATAATGGCAAATGAGGTAAGAGGCTTTTTATGTGACATCGAGACTAGAGAAGAGAATAACGAAGGAATAATCGAAGGTAGACCTGTTGTATTTAATTCCAAGTCAGATATGGGTTGGTATGATGAGGTAATTACTTCCGAGGCTTTGGCAGATTGTGACTTGAGAGATGTTCGTCTCTGTTTGAATCACGACACTTCTTATGTCTACGCAAGAAGTCGCAATAACAACGAAAACAGTTCAATGCAGTTATTTGTTGACGAGGAAGGATTAAAAATCCGCGCTCGTTTAGATTTGGAATCCCCGAAAGCAAAAGATTTTTATATTGCTTTATCAAGAGGGGATATGGACAAGATGTCCTTTATGTTTAGGGTAGACCGTGACGAATGGGAAGATATTGATACCGAACATCCGACACGTTATATCAAGGGAATCTCCAAGATATATGAGGTATCTATGGTTACATTCCCGGCTTATGATGCAACATCAATTCAAGCAGCAGGCCAAGATTCTGAAACATTGGATAATGTCAGAGTCTCATTGGAGAATGCAAAAGCCGAGATGCGAAAGATTGAGGATCAAAAGCAGAGAATCAGAATTTTATCAATGATGTAAAGGAGTAGAAGTCATGGAATTAAAAGAAATGACGGTTGAGGCTCTTGAGGAAAGAAAGGTTGCTATCACAGGCGAACTTGACACCGAAGGAGCAGACCTTAACGCATTGGAAGAAGAAATGCGTTCCATCAATGACGAGTTAGAGACTCGTAAGGCTGAAGAAGCCAAGAGAAACGAAGTTCGCTCTATCGTTGCACAGGGCGAAGGCGAAACAATCAAGAAAGTTGAAAGTGAGGAAAGAAAAATGCCAACATTAGCAGAAATCAGAAGCTCTGAAGAGTATATCAATGCTTATGCAGAGTACATCAAGAGTGAGGACGATACAGAGTGCCGTTCTCTTTTAACGGAAAACGTATCCGGTGGTACAGTTGCCGTACCTACAATCGTAGAGGACATCGTTAAGACCGCATGGGCTAAAGAGGGAATCATCTCTCGTGTTCGTAAGTCTTATGTAAAGGGTAATTTGAAAGTCGGATTTGAAATCTCTGCAACCGGTGCCGTAAAGCATACAGAAGGTTCTGGAAAGGTTACAGAAGAGACCCTTGTACTTGGTACTGTTGAATTAGTTCCGGTATCAATCAAGAAATGGATTTCTATTTCTGATGAAGCTCTTGATCTTCGTGGAGAAGCATTCCTTGAATACATCTATGATGAGCTTGTATATCAGATCGCAAAGAAAGCCGCTGATGAAGTAATCGCAAAGATTGAGGCTTGTGGTACACAGTCTACATCTACTTGCGTAGGTGTTCCGGTAGTTACATCTACACAGATTTCAGTTGACTTAACCGCACAGGCACTCGGACAGTTATCCGATGAAGCTGCTAATCCGGTTGTAATGATGAATAAGGCTACATGGGCAGCATTCAAGCAGGCACAGTATGCTAACAAGTTCTCCGTTGATCCATTTGAAGGTTTAGATGTTGTATTTAACAACACCATCAAGGCTTTCTCTGCTGCATCTACCGGAGATACATACATGATCGTTGGAGACCTCGGCCATGGTGCTTTAGCAAACTTCCCGAATGGCGAAGATATTGCTTTGAAGGTTGATGACAAGACCTTAATGGAAGAAGACCTTGTAAGAGTTCTTGGTCGTGAATATGTCGGAATCGGCATTGTAGCACCGGATGCTTTCGTAAAGGTTCAGAAATAAGAATAAGATTTTGGAGAGGTAATTATGAACATACTAATAGCCATACCATCAATGGATACCGTTCCTGCGGTATTCGCTCAAAGCTTGGCGATGCTTGAAAAGGTTGAGAATTGTGCCGTTGCTTTCCAAGTTGGTTCTTTGGTCTATGACTCAAGAAATAAGCTTGGAAAGAAGGCACTTGAAATGGAAGCCGATTATATCTTCTGGCTAGACTCGGACATGATGTTTGAGCCGGACATCCTAAAGCGAATGTACGAAGAGGCAACCGAGAACGATTATGACATCTTGAGTGGTGTTTATTATCGTAGGAGATCGCCTTACACCCCCGTATTATTTGATAAATTGGATGTCGTAGCAGGAAGGGCTTTCACATCCGAATTTCAAGAAATACCAGATAAGACTTTTGAAGTAGGCGGTATTGGCTTTGGTTGTGTTCTGATGAAAGTCCAAGTCTTATTTGACATGATGTCAAAATATAATGATATGTTCTCTCCGGTGTATTCCGCCGGAGAGGACTTATCATTTTGTATTAGAGCAAAAGAACTTGGCTATAAGATTTATGCGAATCCCGAGTATTACCTCGGACACTATTCGCAGACAATCGTAAATAGACAGTTCTATGAAGCATTCAAGAGAGGAAAAGAAAATGCTTGACCTTGTAAAGTTATCACTCCGAATCACATCAAATGCTTTTGATACGGAGCTTAATAATCTCATAGAAGCCGCCAAGTTGGATTTGGGGATAGCAGGGGTGGTTGTACCGCAACAGTTAGATGCCATCGTTAAAACCGCTATCTGTACTTATTGCAAACTCCATTTTGGAAATCCCGATAACGTGGATCGTTTGCAGAAGTCCTATGATGAGCAGAAAGCACAGTTATCAATGGCAAGCGGATATACGGATTGGGGAGAATCATAATGAACGAATGTGGAAAGCTCACAATTTACAAACTTGAGAATATTGCTCTTGCCGGACTAATGCCAAGTGAAAAGCTCGTAAAGTTGGTGGATGCGTATTATGACGAACTTCGAGTAGGAGTGACTCGTATGTATGCGGCACTCGGGGCGAACCGAAGCATAGATGCCCTTTTAAGGGTTTACAACACAGATGTTCTTGAGAACGGATATGTTGTTATTCCGGAGGATGGCAAACAGTATCAAGTTGATTTTATCCAAAAAAACATCGGAAAAGATTCCGTGGATATTACTTTGAGTAGGGTTGATGATTTATATGAAATCTATAACGAACAAACTGAAAACATTGTATCAAGCTCTTAATCAAGTCGCAGGGCTTAAGGCTTATCACTATATGAAGCCAGATGCGGTAACAAAATCCTATTTGGTATGGGCGGAAGACGGAGAGAATAACTCTTTCCACTCTGACAATAGCAAAGAGGAGCAGACGATTACCGGGTATTGTGATTATTATACACAGACCGAATTTGACTCCATGATAGATTCGATTCAAGAGTGTTTGAATGGTGTCACGGGATGTTCTTGGCGGTTAGATGCCGTTCAGTATGAAGAGACAACCAAACTCATTCACTACACTTGGAATTGGGAGTTGGTTTAAATGGCGAAGCGAGTCATGTCGGTAAGCACCAAGGGTCTTGATGAGACCTTGGCTATGTTGCAACGTATAACAAACGATACCGGCTTTATATCCCTTACCCTTTATGAGGGTGCAGGCTTTGTGGCGGATGAAATGAAGAAACAGGTTAAAAACCTAAAGGTTTCTAAAACCGCAAAGAAAGGCCAGAAGAGATATTGTTATCAATGGGAAAAAGATGCACTCATTGAGAATATGGGTGTTGCATCATTCGACAAAAGCCCGGATGAAACAAAGACGAAGATAGGTTTTGATGGTTATGTGGAGCATAACGGAGAATCTTATCCCGTTCCAAAGATTGCCAACGGTGTAAACCATGGCACATCTTTTGAATATAAGCAACCATTTAAAGACCGCACTTATCGAGCTTCTCAAAAAGGAGCGGTTGATAAGATGCAAAGCAAACTCGATTCCGAGATTGAAAAACTAACCAAGTAAAGGAGAAAGTAATTATGGCAGCAGGAAAAGTTGTTACAGGTTTTTCAAAGCCGTATGTTGCTACCTACACAAATAATGGCGGTACAACTACTTACGGCACACCGGAAGTTCTTGCTCGTGGTGTTGAAGTTTCTATCGAAGCAGAAGCATCAGATGCAAACAACTTCTATGCAGACAATGTGATCGCAGAGTCCGAGTCCGGACAGTTCATTGGCGGAACATTGACATTGACTGTTGACGGTTTATTCCAGAGTGCAGAGGCACTTATTCAGGGATTAGGTTCAGCAGATGCAGACGGATGGGTTGCATACGACAAGAATCAAGCAGCACCTCTTATGGGATGTGGATTCATTGTTCGTTCCGTATCCGCAGGAGTTACAAAATATACTCCTATCATTCTTCCAAAGGTTCGCTTCAATCCTTTCACAGTAGAAGCAAAGACCGCAGAAGATTCCATCGACTATCAGACCACAGAGCTTACGGCAAACATCATGCGTGATGATACCGCGGCTATGGCT